ATCTCTCTAGTTGCCACAAGAGATCTTACAATAAAGATTCTTTCATAAGGTGTGTTCTCATTTAACACATCCTTCAAAGCATTATAAAGTGTGATGAAGGTTTTACCCGTTCCAGCACAACCATATGCAACAAGATGGTTTCCCTCAGCATATGAGTCAAACAGTATTTTTTGGTTTTCTGTGAGAGGTTCAATATCAACCAAATAATCAGAATTGAGAGGTTTTTTCCTCTTCATCTGCTTTGCAGTAAGTCCAACCCCTACAGGTTGAGCAGATGCTCTTTTTCTTCTTGCCATTAGAGTCTCTTTACGTTTGCTTTTGGCGCTTTGCCAACTTTATCAAGCACTTCATTCCATCCTGGGTGCTTGTTTGAAAGTTTGTCTCTCCATTCACCAACATCAGTCGCCATTGGTGCGGTGGAAGGATCGGACCAGTCGCGCTGCCAGTCTGAATTATCTTCTAACCACTGATTCCAGTCATGAATACTCATCACGACTTCTTTTTGCTCACCAGTTTCTTTATGAATAACAGGGTATGTTGCCATAGTCAATCTCAATGTATTTTATTTAGACCCATTCAAGGGCTTCTGCACAGGTGGGGAACTGCTCGACAAAGATTTTCTTACATGCTTCTGCAATGTCCATGTGCTCCTTTTGAGTACCGTTTGCAGAACGCAGAGTGATGTAATGAATCCAAGAACGGCAGGAACCCGACATATAGAGTCTGGTGGGCGTGGCAAGGGGAAGCACAAAACGAGCACACTCTTTTGCAATTCCTGCTTCCAACATTTCTTTGTACAAATCCATGGATTGAGTGAAGAGTCTAGTCATCTTCATGTCGAACTTCGTCTGAGTCCAATCATCAATATCGTCAATAGAATTTTGACGATTCTTGGTGTCTTGTCTACGGAGCTCTGGTACGGGAATCGTCTCTGAGAGTAGGGAGGAATCAGCATAACGTTGTGAGAATTCCTGATATGTGAACGAACGGTGCCGGAGAATTTGAGCTGCCAAACCACGGGTAGTCTCAATCTCCAGAGTCATGAAACTCTGCTCAAAGACAGACCAATGATTATGTTTAATACAATATCCCAACAATTTGGCATAGTTTGGGTTTTCTTGGTTATTGGGGTTTGACACACGGGCAACATATGCCATTGTCTGCTCCGCATCGGGAGTCACACTTATCAGTTTTACACTCATTTACCAAATCCTTTAGATTTCTGTTTTTCAATATCTGCGAGTTGCTCTTTCAACTCACGAAGTTGTGATTTCATCTCACGAATCTTTTCGTTTGTATAGAGATAATCTTGCTTGATTAGACGCTCAAGCAACTTTATAAGTTTTTTAGATCTACTAACCATTAGTCTGGGTATCCGTCATCGTCCTCAAAAATTTCATCATAGTCTTGAATATGAGGAACAATTTCTTCATAGTTGAGATAACTCTGAGTATCCGAGTACACTTCAGCTTTTAAAGAATCAACCAAAAGTTCAAGATTACGGACGATTAGTTTAAGTTTTTCCTTGTCCATAAAATAAAGTCCTCTCAAATAATTATACACAAAAAAAGAGGGTTCGTCAAGAACCCTCCGAATTAAACAACTTGCATGGCTTGAAATTTACTTCACAAATGTACGCTTGACTTTGACGCCACGGTACATTAAATCGAAGTTTTCTTGTTCGCGCAGACGCTTGAGTTCTGCCAACACCTCTGCCTTGTGGGTTTCGGTGTCGTACTGATTGCCACGGTAAACGACTTGAGACATGATTGTACTCCTAAAGAAATGAGATTGTTAATCCCGTTCCTTCAGTCGGCTTTTGCGTCCCAATAACACTCGGGAGATGCTTCCATCACAGTTTCAACCAATTCGATTTTAACCAGTGGAGGCATATCCTCATTTGTCGAGATTCTCTGCATGAGAACATGAGCCTCTTGACAAGTAAGTGTAGCGTAGAGTAGTAATTCTACCATGGGATGAACGTTCCGTTCCGAGTCGGCTTACTTGCGTCAGAGTTTCCTCTGATGAACGTAAAGGTATTATATACCCTATATTCTATATAGTCAAGCAGTTTTGTAACTTGTGTTACCATTTATTAAATATAATTGAGCCAACCAGTAATTATGTACTTTTCTTGAGTTTCACTAACGATACCTCTGTGTGTATGTGTCCAGTCAGTCGGCCATATCAATGTTAATCCCTTTTTAGCAGGTGTTATCAACTTTTGATACTTAAATTCTGTACCGCCATTATCTTCCACATCATTCAGATATGTCATGAAAACTAGGTGTCTTGTACATACCCCAAGATTAGTTCTTTCACAATGCCAGGTTTTAAATCCACCGCCTGGTTTGTAATATTGGATATTTGCTGGTTCTCGAAGTCCAAATGATGAAACACAATCACAGTCAACATATTTTTTTGAATAAAGTTGTGATACTTTTAGTAATTCATCAACATATGTTTTATACTGCTCCACATGCTCCTCATATCTGAAGCAGTAATCTAGTGAGTCTTTTGCCTCTGGTACGATTTTTCTTCTACCATTACGGTACATACGTCCAGGTTGTTTATATTGAGGTTCTAGATTATTGAAAAAATCAATTAATCCATCACATATTTTTTCATCAATAAACCACCCACCAATAAAACTATCATAAGGAAATTCATATTCAATCATAAAAACCCTACACGCGAAAAAATTTGCCGGAAAAATTTTCCCCGTTTCCGGGAATCACTTTCGCTTTTTGGATTCGGAGGGTGGTTTGTTACCCCAGACTCTAGGGTTAGTTCTACCCTCTGTTTGTTTCATGTCCATGAACCCTTCACGATACTTATCCCAATAGTAATCAAAGATATCTACACGCTTCGGAGCACTTGCAATATCATATTTGATTTGTTCATCAACTTTATATGTGATAATGTAAGCACTATAGGGTAAAGTTCTATCCTCTGCCTTCTCACTATCACAATCTTCAAAAAGAATTTTCATCTTACACGGTTTCCCCAGGTGATATCTGGATATGCCTCTGCCACAATTTCTTGAGTAATATTGTACTTGTCCCCAAGTTTCTTATCTTTAATCAGACAAAGAATTTCTGCCTCAAGTGGATGAAGTCCCTCAAGGATATTAATGAACATAGTTTCACGACGAACAGTACTCACACCATCAGATGCACCCTTGATGAAGTAATAAAAATTCTTTGCCTCTCTACGAATAGTGGTGTGTCCGTTTTGATCGCTAGAACCAAGAGAGAAAGAACCAGTGTCATGCATTCGACGAACGTTCTCATCAATCTTTGTAGACAAAGATCCGCTGGAACTTGCCTGATCTTCAAATCCAGAATAAGGAACCTCACCCTCTGGAAGAGCTGACTTGATACTCTCATCAAAGTTCCAAATAAAAATCATCTTGAGATGTTTTTCTTCGTACTTCTTCAGAGCCTTAATCTTATTCGCTTTTGTTTTCTGTTTAGATACAACGTCTAAAACCTCAAAAACAAAAGGATTTTTGGGAAGATTAGGAATTCCTTGTTGAGAACCTTTTACAACCTGTGCCTTTGGCTTAGTCGTCCTCGTTGTTTTCTTCGTCGTTGTTGCTTTCGTTGTCATGATAGTTTTCAAAGTTAAATGCAATTACCTCATCGGGAATAAGATTTCCCTGTTCGTCAAACATTTCGGGGTGAGGTCTGGGTACTTCCCGATAGTTCATCATGTATTCTCTAGCAGTCCAACCAACTAATAGTCCCATTACAAGAAATAAAACGGTTACAAAAGAACCAATTACTAGACTAACTGCGAGCATTTTTCTTACCTCGGGAGACTACATTTCTTTTCCTTGACTTAAAGGAAAATTCAAAATAGATAGTTACTTCCCGATTGAGAAAGCAAACCATCTTTTCGAAGATGATATGGAATGGTTGTGTTTGCTTTCTTTTACCTCCATTAAGTAAAAATTCAACGCCGCGATTCTTACCGGCTTCACATTTATTTATGTTAGGAGCTGATAACTTGCTGTTCTCTGAGGAATTTGATTGTGTCAACTGAACCTCCCAACTTTTTTCCATCACATATTACTTGAGGAAAGGTAGAACCTTTTCCAAATTCTTCGTAGAATTCTTGTCTTGTAAAATCCTCACCCAGATTATACACCACAAACTTGCTTCCAGTCAACTCCAAAACTGTTTTGACTTTCTTGCAATAAGGACAATTGTCCTTTGAGTATACGGCAAAATTCATAATAGAGAAATATTGTTTTACTATCTAGTATAGCACAACATCATGGAGCCAGAACCCATCCCTGACTATTGTCTGCCTGATATGCCGATTCGTCCCACACATAACGCTTGCCTGCTTCTCTTTCTTCAGAAGTCAAGGTAGGTTCTGTGATGGGAGCTACCCACATACCAGTCGTGGTATTCAATGTATGAGAACTCATCAGATCTCCATCAGCATCTGAAGGTCTTGCTGGGTGGAAGATATCGTGCTCGGAGTTATAATACCATCCAATACCAGGATAGTTAGCACGGAAAGGTGTACCACCTTCTCTATGAACTCCCTGAGCAGTATTATATGAGCACTTCTTCCAGAGCTCATGTCCGTGATGCTTGACAAGGTGTGCTAAACCAATCTCTTCCTTCTCGATGCCACCCCTAGTCATACAAGTAATCGTATCCACAGCCACAACTGCGGTGACTATATTATCAAGTCCTAGTTTTGCGTAATGTGCCATAGTTATACTTGTGGTTCAGGTCCTTCTGGTTTGGGGTTATTTTCTTTAACTGCGTCGATAGCAGCAATCCAACTTCCATTATTTATATTACCCGACTTTATATCGTGGTATAGCATATCCAACTGATCTCTCCAGTCGGGATATTCTTTCTCACGGTTTCTCTCA